TAGAGCGGCTTCACCTATAGCATTGTTTTCTACTGTCCAATAAATCTCATCACACCCAGTATCTCTTATTTCTGTGAGTATTTGTCTCATAGTTTTCATCTGTTGTTCTATTGGTGCTTTGTTGTTTTGCCATTCTGCAACTTGTTCCATACTGGGCAATTCAAAAACTGTGATTGCGGCAAAGTCTCCTCCTGTTCCTGTACTTGGATCTAATGCTATACAATAAATGCTGTCTTTGTTAGGCTTCTTGTACCACCTTACTTGTCCCATACGTTCTATAGGATCTATGCCTTTCATATCTATAAGTACTAAACTGTCTATTAGTGTTTCATCATATATAATAAATTCGCATTCGTGTTCACGTCTAAAACGTTCTTCACCTATTCTACCACGTTCTTCTGTTGCCCATTCCTCGTTCCTGTCTGGATGCTCTTTCCAATGAACTTTGAATGCCTTAAACCCATTGGTTCCTAATTCTTGTTCATCGCCTTTATGGTCTAATGTGTTACAAGCCTGACTCCAAATATTAGCAAATGTATCGTCATCGCTGTTTGGTGTGCTAGTAATAATACATTTACCACCTGTTGCTAGTGTGGGTGATAGTGAAGTCCAAAACTCCTTGGCTATTCCAGACGGCACAAATGCAAACTCGTCTAAATATATTAATGAAAGCGACATACCTCTACCAGTATTTTCTGTAGTAGTTGTAGCAACAATTCTACTACCATTATCAAATTGTACACTTCCTTTGTTGTATTCCACAACACCTGCTCGTATGTGATTGGGTACTCCTTCATAGGCATAACGTACCCTGGTCATTATCTCACTCGAGCCTGTGTGCTTATGTGCCGCAATAAGTATTGTGCTATCAGGTACAAACATTGCGTACCAAAGCAGATAACCTGCCGCACAGGTTGTTTTTCCTGTTTGTCTAGGTAGCATATTAATACTAAATCTATATTGGTGATAATTGTCTACTAGTAAATTTTGAAAATCGTATGGAGTAAAGGCCATCTCACCTTTTGTAGGATGCTGTATTTTCATAAAGTTCTGCATAAAGTAAATAGGTCCTGTCTTTGGATCTAAACAAAGTGTAAGTTCCTGCATTTCCTCAGGAGTATACGGAGTCTTACTGTATGGCTTCTTTATAAGTTCTGTATTTGCTGTTCCTTTAGGCATAATAGTATTTATTGTATTCTGCTGTTAAAATCATTAACTATGTATTTAATTATTTTATCATTACAGCCTGGTCCTTGATGGTGCCTGTCTCTTGCTCTATTTTTAATGTCCCAAAAGTATTCCTCGCCTACAATGTCTATAAGAAAAGGAATATTTAAATGTTTAGCAATAAGTTTGTCTACTGAATAATGTAATACAGGACAATCAAAATAAGAGTCTATTAGTTGTTTTTGCCATTTTGTATAGTAGTTAGATGTATTATGGTCTGTGGATAGTTTGTCAAACATTACTTTATTATCTTCGTTAGACCATTTGCCTATATGTGTTTGTGTGTCATCATCGTGAAACAATGTGAATCTTGTAGGGTATGTCATACAGTTTACTACTGCCTTAGGATTAATATTATTATTGTTTAATATCTCACAATTTTTTACAGTATACCAATTGCTAACAGAAGGCATTCCCAAATTTACTGTGTTTATATTTGTTTGCTGGTTAAACTTGCTACTTAATGTATCAGAATCATCTACACCTAATCCATAAACCCAACTGCAACCAAAGAACAAAACACTATTTTCCCAATCGATAGTTTCGAACTCTGCTGTTCTGTAACCTTGACTATTAAGTGTGTAAATAAGTTCATTTGAGTTTTTCCACTCCCAATCGTTTAAAACACTTTGTTTGTATAGGAAGTTATCTAAACTATCAGTTAGATCAAATTTAAATACACCAGGATACTGGTTTTGACTCGTGGATTTGCATAAGGCAGGAAATAACATAATGTTATTTATTGACTGTTGTAACTATCTCTTAAATAATTTAGCAATGCTTTTTTATTATTGCCGTATGGATCAAATGGTTTATCGCCTGGTTCTGAAACGGAAATAGTAACAGGCTGGTCCATAACTTCACCATCTGGTCCGTTATCCACTTCATCATCTGTGCTAGGTGACATTTCTTTTGGTAAGTCGTGTCCAATTAAGGCAAGCAAACGTTTCATTTCTTCCATAGAATCTGCACTTGCTTCTATGCTAACTGAACCTTTGTCTGAACTTTTTTCTTTTCTAAAGTGTACACTTTCATCATCTGCTGGTTGTTCTTCTTGGTCACAAACATTGCAGGCTTCTTGTAATCCTGCTAATTTTTTTAAATTGCTTAATTCTTCATTCATATCTACACTCTCAGTTTTTAGTTCTAAAGAAGCAATAGAACCTTGTTCGCTATTTCCATTCCAAAAGTCCACGATTTGTTTCATCATTAATTTAGTGTGTACAAATCCTCTGTTAAACATAAAATCTAAAATAAATTTTTCATTATCTTGAACTTCATATTGTGGTGGAATGATTATTTCTTCTTTTCCTGGTATTTTATCGTTGTTTTGTTTTCTAAAATTGTCTGTAAGTTTTTTAAAATACTCTTTATCTTTATTGTTATTGATTTCGTTTGCGTAATCTTGATACAAATCTTGCCATACGTCTTGCAGTTGAAGTGAGGTTGTTATTGGTTGTAACCTAGAACTGTTATAGCCTCCTGTGAGTCTCTGTTCTTCTTTTCTTTTAATATTTGTAAATTCTATAAAACGTAAAAAATTGTCTGCTACTGGAGTTGAATCTTTCCAATCAAATTCATCTGTGTTTTCTGACACTTGCTCGGCTTCCATAGGGATATCTATATCTGCTTGGCTAAACATTTCGTCTGCATCTTCTTGTGCTATTCGTAATGCTTCTTCGTGTTCGTCGCCGCCTGGTCTGATTTGCTCGTTTGCAAAGTCATCATCTAATTTTGCTAGACTATTTTCTGCGCCTAGTTCATCAAAATGTGCTTCTAAACTGTCTGGAATAACTTTTAAGCCGTAAAAGCCGCCTGCTCCATTGTTATCTATATCGCCATCTGAACCTACAACTTCTGCTGTATAACTAATTTCTCCGTCTACGGTGTTGCCATCGTCACCAGTAAACATATAGTCTACTATGCCTTTGTATTCTTCACCTGGCATTGGATTCATTTACTTTATTCCTGATAACTTCTGAAGTATTAAATTAAAATCTTCTATGCTTTCTGCTTTAACTTGCACTGGGGCGGCAACCTGCATATCATCATCTTTGTCGCTTTTTGCTTTGATTTTTAATTTTCTCTCAGCATCTCTTTTTTCTTTTTCTTCTTTGCTACGTTCTTTTTTATCTTTTTTTGCCTCTGCTTCTGCTCTTGCGGCAGATATAGCCTGATTTACTACTTCTGCTGGAGATTGCCCAGTGTCCTTAGCAGTATTCCACATAACTTTTGCTTTACCTTGGAAACTATTTCTAATTTCAGGTGTAATTCCTCTTGCATCTGCTGTTCTTAATGCATCGTTAATAGCAAGATTAAGTGCCGCTGATGTATGCTTGGTATCTTTTTCTTCAATAGGTGCCTCATCATTTTCGGCACTATTCATCATTTGATCCTTATGCATTGTTTGGTCGTGTCTTTGAAGTCTTGCAACATCTCCCATTCCGCCTTCTACATATCTAAGTAGTAATTTTAAAGGTTCTTGCAATGCACTTGATAAGTTTGATGGGATAGATTTTCCAGCCATTGCGTGTTCTATTGCTCTTTTGGCATACATAGTTTTCTGAGCATCGTCGCCCATTAACTTTCTTAATGCCGCTAATTGTCCACCTGTTAGTTCTGGAATATCGGATGACTGACTGCCAAGATTCATTTCTGGTTTATTGTTGCCTCCACCTGAAAAATTTGGTTCTTGTAGTTCGTCTATCCTCATTTTGTTAATCCTTGATTTATTTCAACATACTTAGGCTCTGGACCATAGTTATGTTGTTTCTGCAGAATATCCATAAGTGGCTTTAAGTTGTCGCCCATTAACTCTCCTTTATCAGGATATGAACTATAATACTCTGGACCTCTGCTGTCTTTTAATGCTTGAATCTTTTTCATCATTTCTTGATTTAGTTCGATACCATATAAGTTAAGGTCATCAACTAAAACTTGGTTAATTTTTTCATAACCTAAACTTTCACCTTTTGCTTTTGGATCTGCATTTTCTAATTCGTAGTGTGCCTGCTCTTCTTTGTTTAACTCTGCATCTTCTTCGCTAACAGTTCTGCCTTCATCGTTTTCCATTCTGTTTGCTTCAACATCGTCAACATTTGTTCTAGGACTATCTACTTGTTGTACTATGATTTGCTCTGGGTTTATACCAAAGTCCAATGCTAATAGTACTTCTAATAATCTTTCATTGATTGGGTATTTTAGTACGACATCTGTACTGCATACTTCAACAGGACCATCTAATGGTCTGTTTTTAAAATCTATTGGGTTCTTTTGAATTGGAGTTCTCTTCCAATCTGATGCACTTTCAAACTGATATTTTGCTAGACTTCTCTCTAACAAGTTCATATCATCTGCGGTACATTCCATTGCAAATTTTATTCTGTAAGCAATGCTTTTACTAAAACTTTCGTTTAGTATTTGTTTAAAATTTCTAGCCATATTTAAAACTCCGTATATACTTATTTATCATCTTTGTTAATAAATTTGAGTAAGTCGTTTCTATTAAAAATCTGTTGATTTGGGTTATTTGCTTGGTCTGGATCCAAGTCTTGATCAAGTTTTTGTCGTTTAAGTTGTAAGTCTACCATTTTTAATTTTTTATCTATCTTGGCACTTTTGCTGTCTAATGCTACTTTTAGCATATTTGCGGCGTTATCAAATATTCTTCCTGCGTGTACATCTTGCACATTCATACCTAATCGCATAAGTTCTTCGTAACTTTCCAAAGCCTTAGTAGCAATATCATCCAATTCAATATCAGAATCGGCAAGTCCTTTGACTTGTGGTAATGCTTCATTAATACGTTCTGCTATATCTAATGCATCATCTACTTCTTGCTTTGTAGCAGGAAGTTCGACAACTTCTTGTTCAACAACTTCTGCTTTTTCAGTTACCTCTTCTATTGGAGGTAAGTTAAATTCTTCTTCTAATCTTTTTGTCATTTTCTTTTTCTTTTACCTGCATTAACAAACATATGGCTTTCGTTTAACACTCTAAAATGTATGCCTTTGCGTTTGCACCACTCGTGAGCGGCTTTCCATTTTGCGGCGTTTAAAACAACACTTGCCTTTTGAGATTGACTTTTTGCACTCTCCATTGTTGTTTGGGCACCAGGTTTAATTTCTATAACTTCAACCTTGGTACTACCTTTCTTATCTTTGTATTTAATCGAAAAGTCTGGAACATACACCGTAAACTTGCCCGTCATTGGATTTTGATATGGTATTTTCAAATTTTCACTTGCCCATTCCAGTACATAAGGATGGTCATCGCACATACGCATAAATGCAAGTTCCCAACTACTTCTATAATAAGGATTCTTTTTACCTACAAACTTTTGTGGATTTTTAGGAGTGTAAACACCTTGTGCAAATTTATTTGCCATAAGTTACCCCTTGATTAGATTAGACACTTCTGTTGGTGTTGTTGCACTCTCTACTATTTGAACGTTTTTATCTCTTTTGGCATTTATGATTTCTTTGCCTAATTGTGTTAGCACAATAGAATTATTTACAATATTATATGTGTCTGTTAGTTGTTTATTGTTTTCTAGTGTACCCTTTTTTAATGTTTCTACAGTTGCTCTTGCTGTTTTTTCAGAGTAACCATTAGTAACAAATGTGTCAATAGTTTGATTCATTTGATTAACTCCTGGAATAGGCTCGTTAAAAAAGTTTTTGTCTAATAAATCTTTGCTAGTTTTTTGTACTTGTAATTTCTCACCTGTAATACTAACTTGCTTGTAATGGTGATTCTTTTTGATTATTTTACTGTCTACACCAAAGTTATTAAATATTTCTGACATAGTTAACCACCAAACAGGTTATCTTTGATTTTATTCTGTGCTTTAGCAGTTGCTTCTGCAAATTCACTTTCCAGTCTATCGTTTGCAACTTGCCCTGCACTCAGAATCGTTGCACCTATTGTGCTGTCATACAATCTTTCGAAAAATCCTCTACCTTCATAATCTTTCGGAGTAACACTCGTAACATCTGGATTTACTAACCCTGAACTTGGTTGTAGTTGTTGTGATGTGCGTTTAGCACTTGAAACTGATTTTTGTGATTCGTTATTAAGTCCTTTTATAGCACCTGCTCCTGGAGTGTTTGCATTACTACCAAACAATATGCCTTTAATAAAATCATTAAGACCATTTGTGACTCCGTCTATAAAATCTTCAACCAATCCGCCTATACCGTTATTCAAAGAGCCTACTTGCCTAAATAATAAGTTACCAATTGGATCAAATATAGGAGCGAAACGTTCTTTTTCAAAATCATCCATCTTAACTTCAAATTCTGGACTTATTAAAACTTTTTCAAAACTAAAGTCTAATTGTAGTTCTTGTAATTCACTGCTTGAATAATCATTAGCACTTTGGCTAAAACTGTTTAACACAGGATTTATAAAGTGTGTGACTGATACTTTACCACCCGAATACTTATAAAAGTCTATTCTATCTATTAAATATTTGTCTCTGTGGATGTCTAACCCTGCTGAACCTGGATCCCATAAACCGTTGTTACTGGCATTTTGGTCTGCCATAGGTAATGTTGTATCTAAGTCTTGTTTGAATCCTTTTAATTCATCCTTATAACCTCTACCATCCATATAGTGATAATTGTGATATATGTTTAAAAATCTCATCCAATTATCGTGTATATCATCGTGTACAGTCATTGCCAAGTTGCCATACTCCAACCCTGTTTGTGAAACACGTTTTCTGTTATATTGATTTAATACTTGGTTTCTATATGTGATAGTTGGAAATTGAAACGTTTTAATTAAGTTACTTAACTTAAAATGTTCATTTATATCTAAGTTTAAAACACCATAGTTAGGAATCACATTGACGAAATATGCAAAACTTTGTCTGGGAGGAGTTCCGCCGCCATTTCTAAAATGTGTTCCTAATTGGGTTTGAGCGTGACGGGGGCCTGCTAAATAGGCCCCTGTACTTATATTATGCCTAGACCTGAACTCCATAAAGTTGCTCTTGGTCTAAAATTAAACGCCTGTACCAGGTGTAGTTGGTAAAGGTGCCGCTAATGGGAATGGATCTCCTGCTTGTACTTTTCCGCCTAATGTGTTAGGCCCTGCAACGTGAACAGCATTATCATATCTGATTTGCATATCAATTGTGACTGGCTCACTTGTTGAGTAGTCGTGTTCGCTGTAGTTAGTATTAATTAGGAAACAACCTTCTAGTTCCCATTGCTCAGTTGCTTCTGCATTAGAACCATCTAATACCTGGATTAACATATCAAATTTGTAGTCTGATCCTGATACTGCTGATGTTTGTTCAAAGTGGTTTAACTGTCTTTGAACCTGCTGTCCAACTAAAGCAGATACTTGGTTAGTAATATCATCCCTTATTACAAGTGATACTGGTTCCCAAGTGTGCTTTCCTTGAACATATGCTCTAGAGTTATAACTGTCAATGGTAACTTCTTCATACCCAAGTGTTGGTCTAGTTACACTAACAATGTTACTTGTTAGTTCATCAGATCTTCCACCTGCTCCAAAACCTGTTAATATGACTCTAAATCTATATCTTAGTTTTGGTTGGAGGATTCCCAGACGATTACCATCTATTGGTACACCGAATTTATCCTTTGTTACTGCCATTTCTTTTTCTCCTAGGAAGAACGTAAATGTTCTTATATATGCAATTATTTATCTTATTTCACTCAAAAAAAAGCGGCACCTATTAAGTACCGCTTTAATTGTTACTCCTACTGTAACTTTTTAGTCTTAACTACCTGTTTGACCTAATGTACTTTGAATTCTTATCGGTACATATATAAACTCAACTGCTTTAGTTGGTTGTATTGCAACGTCTAAGTACAATTCATTTCTATTGATTCTTGCAGTAGTGTTATTTGTTTCATCACAAACTGTAATAAAGTCAAACACACCTCTTAGGCTTACAAGTTCTGATAATAAATTATCAGCAACTCTTTTAACACCTTGTCTAGTAATAGAATCGTTTGGTTCGAACAAGAATGGTTTTACACCGATATCTAATTGATATCTGATGTAGTTGATTAATCTTGCTACGTTAATTCTGTCTAAAGCACTAGAATTAGGATTTAATGTTTTCTGTCCAAATACTGCTAGACCTTGTCCAGGGAAGTTACCAATTGGGTTAATTTTGTTTGCGTAAAGAGTGTCTCTTTGACCTTCACTTAAATTAACTACTTGGAATTCACTGGTTGCTTCGTCAACATAACCAACTGAAGTAGCATTTTGTACTAAACCTCTGTTGAATCCTGCTGGAGCAAACCACTGATATGCTACTTGGTCATTGTATGCTAATGTTCTTAAAGCAATGTGACTTGCTGGAACAACAACATTTGTGCCGTCTAGGTTAGTTGTTAAACCGTGTGGATAATGAACTGCCGCATAGGCTGAACTTGAAACAAGTCCGTCTTTACCGTTCTCACCTGCACTATTGGCATTGGTTGCCCAATTTTGTAGACTTAATGAACTACTGTCTAAAGTGAAAGGAGCATCTGCTAAAATAAATGCAACTTCTTTTTTATCAGTATTTAATGTAATCATTTCATCTAATAAGCCGGGGAAGCCTGGAGCAGAAATAACATTAAAGAAGTTAGTTTCACTTCTAATGTCTTGATTGCCTGCTAATTCAGATGCCATTTTAGTTTCTACAACTTTTCTTACAGCATCGTTTCCAGCAAACATACTGCCGTCTGCTTTGTTTCCACTTAATGTTACCCAAACGTTACCAATGTTGCTGGATGCCGGAGTATAATTAATTCTATATTCTTTGACGTTTTTACCACTGTATCTAGTGTTCCAAGCCAATATTCCAACTGCTCGTGTACTGGCTTGAACTGCATCTGCATCTAAACTTGATGTCGGTGATTGTCTCATATCTTTAAATACAATACCATCGGCTGTTACTTGGTCAGTATTATCAACTTTTACCCAAACACTTGTACTGCTATTCCACTTGTAAATTGCTGGTTGGTTAACTGCGTCTGAATCAACCCAAAGGTCACCGTTTACCAAACTGCTTACGCCGTCTGCTTTCTTGGTTGGCTCTGTTGCTGTTACGTTTACATCAAAGTCTGTGCTGTATGAAGTCCATCCTACACTTGGTTTGTTGTATAAAATATCAACATTTGAACTGGTGTCATACCATAGTTTACCATCTGTTAAACTTCCAGTTGGAGCAGTAGCATCTGCACTATAAGTCAATGTAGTATCACTTGCTGGATTTTTCCAGTTACTGTAAATGCCTGCTGTGATGTTTAAGTTACTTGGGCCAAATCCGCCAACATTACCTGCTCTAACTCTGATATCTCTACCTGTTGAACTAGTTAAAGTAATTTTACCACCAACATTTGAAGCAACAATACTACTTGATGCTGTACTAAATGCTGAGTTAAAGTCTTGAATCATATCATCAACACTTGCGTTACCGTCTGCATCACTGTCTGTTCTAAATTGAACATTGATATTACTGGCTGAAGTTTGACTGTCATTTACGATAATACTTACTGTAGCACCTGTATGACTTGATAAACTTATTTCTGTATCTGTTAAAGCACTTGAACTTTGTACAATTAAAGTACTTGATCCATTGTGTCTTAATAATTCTAATTCACCTGCTAATACAGGATCATCATCACCTTCTGGATTTCTGTTTATAATATATGTGCCTTCTGCTACAGAATTACCATTATTATTATAATAGTAGTGAGTACTACTCCAATTCGTTGGATTTACTAAACTAAATGCACCAGTCGATGAATTGTAAACTTTAACGGCAATATTAGAACCGTTGTTAAGTGAATCATACTGGAATAATAAGTCTCCGTTTGCTAAAGCACCGCCACTGTTTTGAGTGGTCGGTAATGATGCAAAACTTGCCATTTGGAAGTCTTTACTTACAACATCTTTAAAACTAGTTTCGTTTGTTGTGATTTGATACCAAGTATCTGAATACTTGTAATAGAACTTAATTAAAGAACTTGCAACACCTGTGCTTGTCATTGTGACAACTGCTATAGAGCCATTCTGTAATACAGAAGCCTTTGGTGCGCCACTACCTGCGATTTGGTCTTTTGTAAGTACTGTGTAACTTGCAACGTCCCATTTACCTGTAGTGCTGTTATATTGTTTAAGTCCAAATTTTGAATTTGGTGTGTCTAGCCATATAGCACCATTTACTGGTGAAACTGTTGGAGCATTAACAGAACCTGCTAAATCTCCTAAATCTATATTTGCTCTTAATATATAGGCTCTGCTAGAGATACCTAAAAAACTGTGTGCGGCTAATAAGCCATATTCGTTTATTGCTGTTCCGTGTTGTTGTGAACCACCAGATGAATAAAAAAGAGGATCTCCATAACTCTGAAGTAACTCTCTTTGACTTGTAATCAGTTTTAATTTACCTGCCTCAGCGGCTGTAGTAAAAGAAGCAGTTCCACTGCCATCTGGATTACTTTTGTCCTGTTTTGTTGCTATAATTAGCAATGGTACCGTACCTTGTGAGGCGGGGGTGTAAAACGATTCGTCTGTTGTGGTTATACTAACACCGGGGGATGTCAATGTCGCCATAATTTTTCTCCTAAAAAAACATTTATTATGTTAGTAGTATTTACCTAAATCTGTTGTTTTAGTGCGGTATTAGAATATACCAGAATAAGTATTTTTTTAAAATTATGATAAATAACCGATTTTATATTAAATCGAACTTTTGATGTGGAGTATCGGCTGTTGCAACGTATTCTGTGTTGATTTTAGTAACTTCAGCATCTAAATCTTCAAGTGTGCCACTGTTGTTAATCACGCCATCAAATTCATAACCGACCCAATCCCATTCGCTTAAATGAACGTGTTTGTAATTTGTAGTCATTATGTGTAGAGCCTTTGCTTCACCTGTATTTGCCTTGACAGCAAAATCATACCATTCTGGAATGTTGCCTCTAATAACGTGATATACTTTACCTCCTAATTTTTTGATAAAGTCTAATTCATTTACAAATCTACAATCACTTATAATTACGCACTTTTGGTCATTGCGTATTTTATGTATTCTGTACTCTAAACTGGATAACCATATTTCTTTATTAAAGTGATCTCGTAATACGTCTGTTCCAATAAGTTGCAATGCTAATCTAGGTGTAAAATTATTTATACCTAACTTTTTACTCCAATACAAATCAGTTGTTTCTCTAAAATCTCTACTTGCATCTGTTTGACCTTCTAGTAATTCTCTATCCCAGCCAAATATACTAGCACATACATCTTTAAGTGGCCCTGCAAAACTTTCTTGAACACAGCCAGATTCTACTAGTTTAGTCGCTACTGAGTCTTTACCTGAACCGATAAATCCTACTAAACCAATTATCCTATTTGCCATTATCCAATTACAAAGCCTAAATGTTTATTTCCTTCTTCCATATTGTTTATAGCCGCCAATAACCTTTCTTTTTCAGCCATTGATTCCTGTTTTAATGCATCACCGTTAAGAGTAACTGCTCCGCCTGGTCCAGGTAAACCACCTGGGAATTTACTTCTTGCTTCTCCCAACATCATTTTACATTCTGCTAAGGCCCAATCTGCAATCCAAGGTTTCGCATAATTGTCGTTAAGCAATATTTCCTCAGGTACATAGTTATATACTCCAATGGAAATATCTTCTTCGTGTTTTATGGCTCTTAATATTTTTAAAACTTTAGTATTTGGATTAAAAGTAAAATCGTACTCACTACCAAATATTCTTCCTAACGTTTCTTTATATTGAGAAAATGCATCAAAAACTGCTAATCCGCCAATCTGTCCTGCTTGTACCATATACATATTATGGAAAGCAACATCAAAAGGATCAAAGTTAGTACCACCTGTTGATGTGGAACTTACTCCTCTTCTATAAACTTTTCTAACATTTAAAACTTCTGCAGGTAAACTGTATTCTTGAACGTCTACTAGGGTAGATAAAAATACATAACTTTCTTCACTTGCAACGTCACTACGAGACCTTAACACGTCAACTGCCTTGGATATAGCAAGGTTGTAGTGTTCTGGATCTAATTCCACATCAACCATACCGTCGCCTAAACGAAGTTTGATTTCTGTGATTAATTTATTTTTGTTGGTCTCGGATGAACTCATACAAGTATTTATCTAAAACGTTGTTAGTAAAATACAATGCTCATTTATTCTACCGTTCATTTTAGTACCGGTAGTAGTTAATTCGTCAAATGCTTTTGAAAATTTTGTTTTTGCTTTGCCAGTCCAGTTGTTTATTTGTTCTTCCGGCTTTCTTAAAGTTTTTTGCAAACTCTCATCTGGGTCAAAATCCTGTATAGTTGTGCCTTTGACCATTAGTCCTGCTCCTGGTCTATTCATTGCTTTAGGATCTTTACTTTTTGCGTGATACACTCCTATTTTTCTGTTTTTAGTGTTATAAACCCATAACTCGTTGCAATTAACAATATCAGTAGGCTCTATAGATGCCAGTCCTAGTTCGCCAAAGGCTTCTAAATACTTTAACTTTTTAATTATAGATTCCTTACTTCTTGCTCTAGGTTTTCTTGCTTTTCTAGTTGTTTTTGCTTTGTTAATAAATGTCTCACAGGCAGTTTCTATTTTTTCAAAAAACGTCAAATACTCTTTTCTCATTTTAGGATTCATAAAACTGTAGCCTTCTTTGATGTCTTCGTCTTGCCATTCTATAACTTCTACTGCTTCTGCTTTTGCATCTTCATACGATTCAATTATTAGTTTGGCGTGATTGGCCTTTATTGCTGGTTGATACGAAATCATCATTTTATATGGGTCGAAGTCATTTACAGATTTATCTCCTGTTATAAAGTCATCTAGATATGATTCAAAATCTCCTAAGAGATCTGTAATTTGCTCTTTCATTCTTTCTTTGATTGTGACTATCGGTTTTTCTTTTTGTTTCTCTTTCTTTTCTAGAATTGTTTTCTTTCCTCTTGTAATCCATTCTTCTTTACGTTTTTCTAAATGGTTAAGGAAGCCTTCACTCATATAACCTAATTTGGATTCTATAAAGAATGAATTCCCACAAGACGTAAATGCCCAGTCAGGATTTGATAGGATGAGTTCTATTTCTTTTTTGTCCCATCCAGATTTGTTCTTTATCCAATCCTTTGCCGCAGAAACTGTTTGCTTACTTTTAATCTCTGTTCGAACAAAGTACTCGCATTGTTTAAATGCTATCTCTCGTTCTTGGACATCAGTTAAAAGTTTAAGAGTTTTCCACTCTGGTTCCGTAGTGATAAAGACTGAACGTGTTTTAGTTTTTCTTCTTGGCATCTACTATTTTTATCTCTACTAGTTTATTTTTGACTATAAACTGGATCCATTCGGGCCAATTTTTAAATCCTAGTATATTTTTAGGATTTTTAAATGCTTTTTTATCAGCATAGAATTCACTTATCTCAACTATGCCTTCCGCTTTACCAAATGTACGTCCGTGTTCGTAGCCTTTGTTATAACAGTAAGTCGAATAAAGTGCACCTATTATAGTGAATGCAATTATTGTCATTTCCATAAATGTTCTCCTGTTATGGTTATTATATATGCCTTTGGGTGCAAAGTCAACACAAAATAGAATCGCAGAACGATAAATAGTGTTATGCCTAAAATAAGTTTATGGAATCCGGAAAAGACAAACGACTATTATTTTACAAGTAGAATAGTAGGCGAGCATCTGTTCTCCGGTGGTACAGGAATATTTGTTCACAAGTACTTGGGTGTTGCAGAAGATGTATCAGACGGAAACGACTATACCCAGAAAAGTCCTTTAAACTATTATGACAGTGATGGTAATAAAAGAACTGGTGAATCAGTTATACAAGATTTGTTGTTTTTAGAAAATCGAGACAGAATTTATAGTCAAGATGTGTATGAACTTAGAGGAGCCTATGATATAGGCGATAACGATTTTGATATGACACAGTTTGGATTATTCTTATCCAACGATACTATATTCATAAACTTCCATATAGAGAGTATGGTAGATGCATTAGGTAGAAAGTTAATGTCAGGTGATGTGATTGAGTTACCTCACCTAAGAGATGATTTGTTGCTGGACGACAGAGAAGAAGCAATTAATAGATTCTACGTTGTTCAAGATGGCAGTAGACCGGCATCAGGGTTTGATCCAAGATGGTGGCCTCATTTGTGGAGAGTCAAGTGTGGACCAATTACAGATTCTCAAGAATACAGAGATATTATTGGAACTGGTGAAGAAATTGGTGACCTTAGAGATGCTATTAGCACATACCAAGACGAGATTGATATTTCATCTGCTATTGTGCAACAAGCAGAAAATGATGTGCCATATGATGAATCATACCAAGCAGGTGTACACCTTTATGTAAATGAAGACTTACCCAACAAACCTATTATAGGAACTGTTGAAGATGCACCCAATGGTGTAACACTTGTAGGGAGTGGAATTAGTTTTCCAGTATCTTCTAATGATAATGACTACTTCCTAAGAACAGACTTTACACCAAATAGATTATTTAAGAAACAAGGAACTAGGTGGATAAAAGTACAAGACGATACTAAACAAAGTTGGAACAATGCTAATAGAATTTTAAGTTCATTTATCAATAACACCAACACAACATTGCAGTCAGATGGTAGTACAATAGATGAAATGCAATTTGTTAGTAAAGTTGTTAAACCTAAAACGGACAATTAAAAATGAAAATATATGAAGTAGCAGATAAAGTAGAGCAATTAGAAGATAAACTATATGATATGAAGTCAACTCTACAAAGTGCTAGAAATATTACTAAAAAAATAAAGTACAACAATACTTATAGTGAAATCATTGCAGAATTAGGAACACTAGCAGAAGATAATGGTTTAAAATTAGATGAATATCAGATTCGACAAGTTTATCAGGCTCATAACAATTTAGAGTCAGAAATTTACGAATTAGAAGAAGTGTTTAAAGATGCTATAAGAGATTTGAGAAACAAAATTGACGATATGGATGAAGAATGAAATATTGGTATGACGAGCAGTTAAGAAGATACATACTTCAGTTTGTAAGAATATTTGCAAATTTCAAAGTCAAAGAAGGTGGCAAAGGAGGAAAGAATCCTTACTACAATCAAGTACCTGTTAGATATGCCGATATGAGTAGAATGGTAGCACATATACTTAGACAAAACTCTGAGAATATGATTAACAGCACACCATTTATTGCTTGTTCAATTCAACAATTAGCAATAGCAAGAGATAGAACACACGAGCCAAATTTTGTTGATAAAAAACAGATAACTGAAAGAAAATTTGATAAAGAAACAAACAGTTACACTACGTTACCTGGTAATCAATATACTGTAGAAAGATATATGCCGGTACCGTATAATTTAACAATGCAAGTAGATATATGGACTCCTAACACTGATACCAAAATGCAGTTGTTAGAACAGATACTTGTATTGTTTAATCCAACAATTCAAATACAAGCAAATACAAATCCGTTAGACTGGACTAACATTGTTGAAGTTGAACTTATAGATTTACAGTGGACCAGCAGAACACAACCGGTTGGAGTAGATGAGCAGATTGATATTTCTAGTTTAACATTTACTTTACCTATTTGGTTAAATCCGCCTGCAAAAGTTAAAAAACAAGAAATAGTAGAGCAAATAGTTGCTGACATAAAACTTGTAGATAACTTACAAGAGTTAGGGTACGATGACGCCATATATGATTTCTTTGGTGATATAGAAAATGCCGCCAGTGTAATTGTAACTCCGGGTAATTACAGAATTGGAGTGTCTGGTACAGATATTACATTACTGTCATCAGATAGTTTAACAACTAAAAAATGGAATGAAGATTTGTTAGATGCTTATGGAAAATTAAGAGACGGTGTTAGTATTTTAAAACTAAGACAATCAAATGACTACGAAGACCATACACAAGATATAATCGGTACTGTAACTGCTAACACATCAGACGCAACAAAATTATCAATTGTTATAGACCAAGATACATTACCACCAACAACATTAAGCGACATATCAAAAATTATTGATCCGCAAGTAAATTTTCCTGGAGACGGAACACTTGCTCCTGTGTTTGATGGTCAACGATATCTCATCACAGAAGAAATATCAACATCAGGATATCCTAATTGGGGTATAGATGCAGGAGAAAATGATATAATTCAGTATAGTCAATCATCTGCTAAATGGGTAGTGGTGTTTGATGCCAGTTCATATTCAGGTACGGTGCCTGTATTAAAGAACTTAAATACAAGCAAACGTTATAAATTTGTGAGCAATCAATGGATATCCGTTTACGAAGGAGAGTACAACCCAGGGTTCTGGAAACTGGTGCTTTAGTAAAAATAGGCGCAGGAGCAATTTTTATTGCAAAGAACACAGGTAGATGTCTCCTACAATTAAGAAACAATAGTAACAAAAGAAACAACAACACTTGGGGACTATGGGGTGGAATGGTTGACGACAATGAAACACCTCTAGAATGTTTACATCGAGAACTCACAGAAGAAATAGCAGAATACCCAGGAATATTAAAACTAAATCCCATAGATGTATTTAGAAGCAAAGACAAAAAATTTATATATTACAGTTTTGCTTGTATAGTAGAAAACGAATTTATTCCAACGTTAAATGAAGAAAGTGCAGGCTACTGCTGGGTAGATATAGGTAAGTGGCCTAAACCATTGCATTCAGAAGTTAGAAAAACATTAGACAAAAGCGGAATTGAGAAACTTAAACTTATATTGGAATTAAATGGATAATAACGATAAAATAATTTTAGTAAGTTTACAAAGATCCGGAAGTACAAAGTTATCTGTGATTTTGAATCATACACTTATGACTAAGTATCCTTTTTACTTCAAGAACTCATTCTTGAAACCTTTTTATGGTGGTGCTGACAAGTACGGCAAATTTGAATTGCCTACACTAATAAAAGTTCAGCAAGGATTAGAGTGGTTGCACCCGCAGAAGATGACTAGTAGATTTACTTACACAATTAAAGAAGATTTAGTTGATGTAAGATATGGTGACGAAACAAATTCAGGATTGGCTGAATTACCTACAAGATGTGAGTTCTTAAAGTACTTTGCGATAAATAATATGCATCAACACTATAAGCATATAGTATCTGGTTTCCAGGATAGAGAGACATTGCTGGATTTCAAAAAACAAGGTTATAGGCTGATAGGCACATCTAGACAAAATAAATGGCATCAGTTTTTAAGTTTTAACATTGCAAAACATTCAAAATTTATTTACTATAAAAACGAAAACGTAAACCATTTAAATAAACAAATAACAATCACAGAAGACGACATAGTGTACTTTAGAGAACATTTAGATAAGTATGATAGTATAAAAGATATACTAGACAGTGAACTTACTTACGAAGATATAACCACAGACATCGATAAGGTGTCACACACTCTAAACACAGACCTAATAGAAGATGATGACTTTATAGCAAGTCAAAACCTCAATTCTATATCTAGAAGTAATTTGTTTGCTAACTTAGAAGAAGCAAAGGAGTTATTCGATTGCAAGGTAAAATTTTAGACTTTAAACTTATAAGGTTTAAAGAAAGTTTAGAAAAGTTTAACAAAACAAATGTTATTCCGGACGAATACCTCACGGGTATACTAAACATAGAAGATTTAAAAAAACATTACTACGAAGATTTATCTGATGGATATAAAAAAATATTTGTAAACCTACAAAGAAAACTAACAGGTAAATTAAGAAAAGACACCCACAACTTGCAAGAAACTTTTATGGAAGAATATCATTCGTTAATGAATAATCTAAGAACAAGAAAAGATATTTTTATATTTCCATCCATTATGAAAAAATATAGAAAAGATATTAATCCAGCAAGGGCACTATATTTTGAAATATCAAATTTAATGTTACACTTTAATAGTGATGACGAAAGACATATTTGGTTATTAGGTTTGTTTAAGGAAAATACTTGGAGACAAGAACTAATACATAGTTGTTTAATAGACATACAAAATATAGATAATTTAATTTCTAAATATTTTCATCATATGAAAAAAGAAGGAAATGTCAGTTTAGAAATGTTGCATATTATTGAGATTAGAAAAGACTTAAAAAGTTATGTTGGAGTGTTCGATGACTTCTCCCATTTTGATTATGGTGACTAGTTATTTGTAAAGTTTGCGTTGCTTGCCGTCAAATAAAGGAGTATACATCCTAACTGGAATCTCTTTACCTTTTACTTTTATTTCGCCTAAATTACTAAATGCTAAATCAGGACATTGCAAATAAGTAAACTCAGAAACAATGATTGGCACATCTTCTGCTCTTGTTTGTGCTTCTAATCTAGCACCTAAGTTCACAGCATCACCGACAACACTATAATCCATTCTTGCTTCACTTCCCATATTACCTACAATACAAGGACCTGTGTTTACACCTGTGCCAAATTTTACTCTAGGTAATCCACGTTGTTCCATTTCCTTTTCTAATTCGTCACCTAGCAATTCAATTTCTATTGCTGTCTTTACTGCCATCTCTGCGTGATTATCACACGGTATAGGTGCATTCCAAAATGCCATTATACAGTCTCCCATATACTTGTCTATCGTTCCACCGTTGGCTAATACTATTTTTGTCATCTTATCTAAGAATTCATTTATAAGTTCTACTAATCCTTCTGGATCATCTTCTTTCATATACTTTTCTGATATAGGTGTAAAGCCAACTATGTCAGCAAACATAAAACTCATTTCTTTTCTAGTGCCGCCTAATGCCATTAAACTTGGATCTTTTACAATCATATCAACATACTCTGGTGATATGTAATTTCCAAACTGTCCTTTTATTTGCTGTCTTAATTTATATTGCTTGTAAAAATTGTTAAAAGCAGATTGTGTAAAAATTAAAAATGAACTTAACACAGGAAAAGTAGCATCTAATAACTGTAAATTGGATGTATAATTATGCACACTATAATATGCAATCAGTCCCATTATACCCAGTGATATAGGAGCACTTGCCCATATAGGTGCTCTGCTAACAACAAGAACTATTAAAATCATACTTATAAGAGCGCCTAAGACTTCGTATAACGCACTTAAAGAACTTCTTTGTATATTTGATCCGTCTACAAAATTCTGTAGCATATGGCCCTGTATATAGTGAGGATATAAATTTCCTCTAGGAGTTGGCACAGGGTTTGCAACACCTTCTGCAGTGACACCTATTATTACCCATTTGCCCATCAAGTCAGGAATACTTTCGGCTCCTGTATATTCTATTTCAGTAAATGTGTTATTAAATCGTATATATGCTGTTCCGTCTGGTTGAGTTACAATTGGATCAAATGGTGGAACTGCAACTTCTTGTATTCCTATTTCGCTAGTCTTAATCATATAACTAGGCTTACCTGTTTTGACTCTTAACATTTCTACTGCAAAACTAGGATATATTTTATCTCCCACAGTGATTGCCAATGGATATGTTCTTGTTTGATTATCAGGCTGAGGTGCTGATGCATTTACTCCTTTACCATTACTTACTACTTCTAGCATTGGTACATTAGTAACTAAGTTGGGCCAAGTGAGCAAATAATCTTTTGCAGGGACTGGGCCTATTGTGCCTGTACCTATGTGTGGTCCTGTTGACTTTATACCTTTAAAACTTGGTGTTTGACTTAATATATTATAGTTTACAGGATTGTTTCTTGCACCAGGAACATTTACTAAGTTCTGATTAAGGATACTAGCAAAACTTTCATCTCCTTGAAATCTGTCTTTCTCAGGAAACATTATAGTCCAACCAACTGGTCCACTATTTTTCATAGCAAGGTCAACTACAAGTTGAGCATAGTATTGTCTGGGAAAGGGATACTGTCCGTATTTTGCTAAACTTTTTTCGCCAATGTTTATTAGCACAACATTGTCGCTTTCTTTTATTTCATCTAATTGTTGATAACTGTCAAAAACTTGACTTCTAAGACTTTGTAATGGTGTAGGGTCTATTATTCTTAAGCCTAGCAACAATGCAATTGATATTGCTACTGCATAACCACTGTATAACCATTTCATATTAATATTTATAGACTTAACCTGCAAAAGCACGTTCTAGCATAAAGTCTCCATTCTCTCCTGTGTTGCCTTCTTCCCATTCTAAATTTGTAAAATATTCTCTGCATTCTTTATTCATTTCAGGAGAACCACACGCCATAACTACATCTAAATCTTTTCTAAATGTTCTTCCTAATGTAGGCTCAATATAATCCCAAAATCTTCCTGGTCTGTCATATTCTTCTCTAGTTACAGTTGAAATATATCTAAACTTGAACATATTTTGAAGTATTGCTAATCTTGAATTGTATGCTAGTTCGTTTTTGTTTCTTACAGTATGAAACAAATAAACATTCTTAAATTTATTATAAGTTTCTATGTCATTTGCAATACTCATAAAAGGTGCAAGTCCTGTACCTGTGCTGAGCATAATTAAGTTAGGCTTTGCGTGTACATAATCAATACATAAACTGCCTGTTGTTTTAGGATTTACTATTACTTCGTCGCCAACTTTTAAATGCTGTAGACGGCTTGTAAGAGGCCCGTCTTGAACTTTTATACTGAGAAACTCTAAGTGGTCATCGTAGTTGGTGCTAACAATACTATATGCTCTTAGAATAGGTCTGGGTTCAACATCTAAACCAATCATAGCAAACTCGCCATTTTTAAATCTAAATGTTTTATTTCTTGTGGTTTTAAAACTAAACAACCTATCAGAATAATGTTTTACTTCGGTGACTATTTCTTTATTCATAGTGTTTATTTAATTAGGCTTAGTGCAAGATTGCTGAAAAGCCTGGCAAATTGTTTCCTGCCATATGACTTGGTGCGTGATATTGAAATTCGTAGTCCAAACTTGAAAAAGGTTTTCTGCTTACAACAATTTTTCCATCTGGTGTAATATCTATTTTTGCTAACTCGGCTCTGGCATTTTTTAGAATATTTTTAATCATATTATTGTATTTGTCTTTTTTATCTACAGTTTTAGCATCTGCTAAAAACCCTGTACCTAAAATGTAGGTCATAATATTTGCACCTGCTGTGCCTTTACTGGCGTCCCAACTAGGCTTTCCTGCTTGTTTGGCTTTTGGTTGTATGTCTGAAAGTCCCATATAGAATTTATGGTCTGCTGGCATTCCTCTAGGTTTGTAATCTGGTGCGTCTATGTCGTTACCCGACACACTGATAGGATAAACAGATTTTAAAAAGTCTCCATAGTCATCAAACTTTTCTGAATATTCTATTAAATCATCAAATGTAAAACTGTCTTTGCCAATTACTTTGGACATTGATTTATGTTCTGGTGTGTCTGCTTTTTCACTTCCTGCAATAATTTTATCGACATTTTTACCTTCAGTATCAACGAATGCTCTAAAAAATTGATGTACTTTCTCGTCATCGGCATCCATTTCAATAGTACCTGCTTCTGCTTCATCTCTAAATTTATCCATATATTCTTTAATTGCTTTAAAACTTGTACCACTACCACTTGCACTTTTTACACTCACAGGCATACCTGCAATGATTACATCTGCTAACATTTCATTACCTGGAGGGAAGTCTATACTTTCTGAATCAGTTGCCAACATTAAAGGAGTAAGTATTTCTCCAAAGTCTACGCCTGTCTGTCTAACATCATTTGGATCTATAAAATCCATAACCGAAGAGTCCACTGCTTCTTGTTCGCCTAAAGCAACTTCTACTAATTGTAATAAAAATTCTTGTAATGCTTCATCTTGAATCTGTGTGGGGAGATTGTTTTTTAAATATTGTCCTAATTCTTTTTTGTTTAACGTTTTGCCTGCTAATCCTAAATTTTTAGGAGTCAGTGCCTTAATGCCTACTTTAGAATTTTGTCTCAATGCAACAAGTCCAATAACTTCTTGCCCTGCTAAATCTAAATCTTCATAATCTGTAGGAAATGTTGCTGTGAATGATTGTGCATACATACCACTTAATGTAGGTGCGTCATCAAAGTTTATACCAATACCTTTTTCAGTAAACAACCTTACAATCTCTTCTGCATTATTATTAATTCTAATATGTCTTACTCTACTAGTTCTTGCAAGTCCTGGTGCTCTAGCATCCAAACCTAATTCTAAAAATAAAGCCTGTGCTTTATTATAGACTTTGGTCTCAGAGGTTGTTGCTTCTTGTATAAGTTCGTCGAATTGCATATGTGTATTTATCGTATTTTACTACATTCCTGCTTGGCTTTTTCAAGTAATCTAAAGTTATTTGCAACAACAATTGAATATAACATATTAGTATTATTTAATTCGTCTGGTGTTACCTGTGTCCAATAATCATCATATAATAATCCAGGAAGGATTAAAAAACTTTTGGTTGCCACAATTCTAAAATCGCTTGGACGTTCTGTGTATAGTGGATTGATTTCTTTTACACAATCATATTTTAATGCTCGTGATGTCGAGTAAGCATCTAATACTTGAAATGTCCAAAATGCTAGCCATTGTTTGTTAGTTGCACGTGGTGTCATATCAAATACAGGATAGTTT